ATACACAGGCGTATGGGCGTTGGTTCCCTTAACCAGATTGAGGCCGTTCTCGGCGTCAGCCTTGTTCCAGTAGCTTTCTGCTGAGTCTGCGATCTTCCTGTTGTTGGCAGCGTACAGGGTCCAGCGCCACTGGTCGGCTGTGTCTTTGTAGAGGATGAAATACATGAGCTGTCACTCCATTGGTGAATGTCGGTACGGTCGGTATCTCTTCGAATACCGATACGATGAAGCTGAGTGGGGAATTGAGATCGTGGCTAAATCGCCGGAGGAAGCACGTGAACGCATCAGCGCGCTCACTTGGGCAACCTACAAAGGTGAAATAGCCCGAAAAATCCCCGTCCCCGCTGGAGGACTAATCGCGCGGATTGCCTCTCTGCTGCGGTAAATTACGGCGATTCGCTGCGTGTCCAAAGGGCGGCGCAACTTATTCACGGTTGTGCCGCTTCTGAAAGCGTCGGGCCTTCTGTTTAGGCGTGCGCGATTGCGTCAGGCCGCCGATAGGTCAAGCGCTTTCCGACAATACCGCCGATAGATTTGCGGAAGCGTTCGGCGTCTGTGATTTTTCTGTTGTTGTATCGGAAATCGAACTCGGCACAGTAGCGGTGCAAGTGCGCCTCGCTGACAACCGCGTCGCGCAGGAAACCGATTGGGATGCGGACCTGCTCAAGCTGGAGCTTGGCGATCTCAAGGAACTGGACTTCGATCTTGAGCTGACCGGCTTCGACATGCCGGAGTTGAATCGCCTGCTCACTGATGATGAAGAAATCGCGCGGGCCGAACAGACACCCGAGACGCCTGTCAATCCCGTCACCGTCACCGGCGATGTCTGGCTGCTGGGCAATCACCGGATCATCTGCGGGGACTCGACCAGTGCAACCGATGTCGAGCGCGTTCTGAACGGCGTCAAGCCGCACCTGATGGTCACTGACCCGCCTTATGGGGTGAACTACGATGCGGACTGGCGGAATCGTGCTGACAGGGCCAACGGCAAGCCCTACGGCGCACGCGCCGTAGGGCCAGTGGTGAACGACACGAGGGCCGACTGGTCGGAAGCCTATTCGCTGTTTTCCGGCGACGTGGCCTATGTCTGGCACCCGGCGGGTGCCCTGCAGATGACGTTCTGTCAGAACCTGATGGACTGCGGTTTTGACGTGCGGATGCAGGTGATTTGGGCAAAACCGCGACTTATTATCGGGCGCGGCAATTATCACGTCCAGCACGAACCTTGTTGGTACGCAGTGCGCAAGAAGAGCAAGGCTCACTGGAACGGCGACCGCAAACAGACGACGCTCTGGAGCATTGATCACCGCAAATCGGAAACCGGCCACTCGACGCAGAAGCCCATCGAGGCGATGCGCCGTCCGATCCTGAACAACTCGAAACCCGGCGACAGCATCTACGATCCATTCCTCGGCTCCGGCACGACATTGATTGCCGCCGAGATGGAGAACCGTCACTGCTACGGGCTGGAACTCCACCCGCCCTATGTCGATGTCATCATCAAGCGCTGGCAGGACTACACGGGCCAACAGGCCATCCACGAGGAAACCGGCTTGACGTTCGACCAGCTATGTGAGGAACGCTTCGACAGCGCCGACAACTCCAAACGCTGCTACGACGAAGCCATAGGCGAGCTACGCAAGGAACATGAGCGAACCAACAGAAAAGCCAAAAAACAAGGGCGGTCGCCCGCCGTCCCTCAAGCCTGACGACGAGACGCTGAAAACCCTGCGCAAGCTCGGCTCACTGCACGCAACCCACGAAGAGGCGGCGGCATTTCTTGAGGTTTCGCGTAAAACCTTTTCGGAGTTTTTACGCAACAATAAAAAGGCGGAAGAGGCGTTCGAAGCCGGTAAAGGGCAAGGTAGGCTGAATCTTCGCCGCCAGCAGATGAAAGCTGCTGAAAACGGCAATTCGACCATGCTCGTCTGGCTCGGAAAGCAACTTCTTGACCAGAAAGACAAGCATCAGCACGGCGGCGACCCTGAAAACCCGATAGAACACCGCCACAATGTCCAGTTCACCATCGTTGACCCAGCCACAGATACAGGCTGAGGTTCCGCGCAAGCTCGCGCCGCTATTGCAGCCCTCCCGGTACAAGGGCGCATATGGCGGGCGCGGCGGAGCCAAATCGCACTTCTTCGCGGAACAGATCATCCTTCGCTGTTACGCCGACCCGATGCGCGTTGTCTGCATCCGTGAGGTGCAAAAGACGATCAAGGATAGCGTCAAGCAGCTTCTCGTTGACAAGATCGCCAAGTTCGGCCTGCACGACTATTTCGAGATATACGAAACGGAAATACGCGGCACCAACGGCGCGCTCATCATCTTCCGGGGAATGCAACACTACAATAGCGAGTCGATCAAGTCGCTGGAAGGCTTCGACATCGCATGGGTTGAGGAAGCCCAGACGCTTTCCGCGACATCGCTGGAGCTGCTTCGCCCGACGATCCGCAAGGACGGCTCGGAACTGTGGTTCTCATGGAACCCGCGCCATCGCACCGACCCGGTTGACAAGTTCTTCCGCAAGCATCCGCCACCGGATGCGGTCTCGGTTCTCATCAACTGGCGCGACAATCCCTGGTTCCCCGAGGTGCTGCGCCGGGAAATGGAGCATGACTGGTCCATAGACGCCGAAGCCGCAGAGCACATTTGGGAAGGCGGCTACGGCTTGCAGCAAGGTGCGATCCTCGGTCGATGGGTCAGCGCTGCTGAGAAAGACAGCCGTATCCGAAACGATGTCACCTATGACCCGGACGGGCCTCCTGTAGAAATCTCAAGCGATATCGGGTTTCGCGACACGGCGTCTTGGTGGTTCTGGCAACGCCAGATCGGCGGATTCAACGTCCTGGCCGAACTTCGCGACAACGGGCTTGAGGCCAAGGACTGGATCAAGCTGCTTACCGGGTATGTCGAAGAGCGCGGCTGGAAGCTCGGCAAGATATGGTTGCCGCATGATGCCCGCATGAAGACGTTTCAGTCCAAGCACACCACGCTGATGCAGTTCTCGGATTTCTTTGGGCTGAACAAGGTCGGCATTGTCGAGCGCTCCACGGTGCTTGATCGCATCAACGCAGCGCGCACGGTCATCGCCAAATGCGCTTTCCACGCCGATGATTGCGAGGAGGGTTTGGAGGGGCTGCGGGCTTGGGAATACGAGTGGAACCCCGATCTGCAAGTGTTCCTTAAAGAGCCGAAACACAACTGGGCAAGCCATCCAGCCGATGCGTTTTCCTATGGCTGCGAGATCATGCAGACCGCGCCGCCGCCCAAGTTTGAAGAAACCGAACATTTCACACGTCCCCCGACACTGGGAGAGATGACCGCCATGCACGACCGCAAATATAACAGCAGAGGCGCGAGACTATGAGTAAAGATGCCAATATTGAATATGTCACTGTCAAGGCGCATGAAGTGATGCCTTTGCCAGTGACAGACGTTTATAAGGACGATCAACGTAACGCATATATGATCGTCATGGATGCAACTGCGGTTCGTGATGATGGAAAAGCCTATCATGTCGGCATTGCCGCACATCGTGACGATGTATCCATTGATGAACAGCTTGACGCTGCGGCGATGCAATGTATGGCCGATGTATACGAACACATTGAGTCGCATAGCGAAGTTGATATGGAGACCTTTTTCAAAGAGGTGTTGCCGCAAGAGTATGATAGAATCGCCAAGGCGACAGGAAAGGATGTGTGGCGGTCAAAAAAGAATTTTCCACACACGTTGGCTAAGGGCACGTCTTCGTGAGCATCACGGACCAGCCCGCTGGGTCAGAGCCGGAGGCCGAAGCCACTGATCCGGCGGCTGAGCGCAAGCAGGCCCGCTACTGGCTCAACCAGATCAAGGCCGCCGAAGAGCGCGAAAAGAAGTGGCGCGGCCGCGCGGAGAAAATCCGCAAGCACTATCTGGACGAGGATGCCAGCCAGCGCCAGCTTGAAGATGACCGCCGCATCAATATCCTGTGGTCGAACACGCAGGTCTTGAATGCAGCGATGTTCTCGCGCCTTGGCGATCCGGATGTGCGCCGCGCCTTCCCCAAGCCCGGAAAGGACAATGCGGCGGCGCGCACGGCTGCTATCGTGCTTGAGCGCGTTCTGACCGCGTGCGCGAACCGCTATAACACGGATGGGCAGTTTGAAGCGGGCATCGAGGATCGCAACCTTCCCGGACGTGGCCAGGTCTGGCTTGAGTTCGAGCCGGGCGAGCCGGACGAGAACGGCGAAGTTACATACCAGGAAGCCAAGATTCAGCATGTCTGCTGGGATCAGTGGGTACACGGCCCCGGCCGGCGCTGGGAAGAGGTGCCGTGGGTCGCGCGCCGTCATCTCATGGACAAGGACAGCGTTAAGTCTGCGTTCGGCGAAGAGGTTGCGCGTGAGGCGGAATATTCCGAGCTTCTGGCTGAAGGGCAGACCTTTGATGACAAGCACGACCAAGCGGATTTCTACCGCGCCGTGGCTTGGGAGATTTGGGACAAGAAATCCCGCGAGCGCATCTACGTCATGCAGGGCGTACACCGCATCCTGAAGCGCGATGACGATCCGTACCGGCTTGAGGGCTTTTTCCCGTGCCCCGAACCGCTGCTTGGTTCGCATCAAACCGACAGCCTTATTCCGACGCCGGATTACGCGATTTATCAGGATCAGGCCGATGAGCTGAACCGGATCAACACGCGCATTTATCAGCTTGTCGAGAAGATGCGCTATTGCGGCGTGTATCCAGCCGAGGCCGAAGAAACACTGCAAAACCTTGGTTATCTCAATGATGGGGAATTTATCCCGATCAAGGACTTCACCAAGCTGATGCAGTCTGGCGGATTGCGCCAGTACTTCCAAACACGTGATCTTGCTCCGATTGGTCAGGCCATTGACCAGCTTACCCAGCGCGCCATGCAGATCATGCAGTCCATCTACGAGGT